AAATTCATCTCCTGCGATAGGACTCATGTCCTTGAGGAGTTCTTGCATATGAGCAAAAGTAAATTTGCGTGGAATGTTTCGTCCACCAAAAATTTCAATCAAACGCTTGTTTTCAGGGCCTACTGTCTTGAAGCCCTGCATCTTCTTCAGTTCTTTACCGATTTCATCTGCAGCTATACTGATCTGATCTCGACGTTCGGGAAAATCTGTAATCTCTGCCATCAGTATCCAAACGTAGCATCCATCGGCCTAAACGCCTGATCCTTGATGCCCTGAAGTGTTTTGTGTATAGAATGATATCCCGACGTGCGCGTCATAAGCATATAGCGCAACGCATCGTACGCATGATCCTCTGCCTTCGTGTCTACATCTTCACTGTTGGTTTTGGAGAGAGGTATGCCCGATAGTTGTGCTATGATATGCTTGCACGTAGAGAATATTCGTAGACGAGGTTCGTTGGTGTAGGGGTCATCAGCAAGCCGCCTGTGAACTTCCATTTTTCCTTGTAGACGGTTGCGGTCCGAAGGAGTCCACCTAACACCAGCCCGCATCATTGTCTCTGCAATGGACGGACCGAAGCCTGTCTTATTCCAGCAAGAAGAGTCTAGGACGTTGTAGTGTGGTAGTGGGTCTAACTCTTCTGCTTCTAGTATTTTATCAGCGAGTTGCTCGGCTGTCAAGTGTTTAGCATATAGTTCGCGATAAACCCAGATATTATTATCCCAGTCAATAGCCCCCCACAGAACGCACGAAGGACTTGCGTAGCCGTAGTCCGCCGCACGAATACGGGGCCAGTTGGTTGGAAGTTCAAAATGTTCGACCACATGTCTAGACCTCGAAAACTCGGGGAAGGCCGCTCCCTCCGCCACGTCCCAATCCCCTTCTAGGAGTCGTCTACGCTCGACATCCGGGAGCGACCTGAGCATGGCCTCGTACTGGCCGTCTGCCATCAGGTAGGGATTATCAGTCAGCCGCGCAGGAACAAACTTGCGGTAGAACAGCGGCTGACCTGCTTTTTTGTGACCGTCGGGCCACACAAACGTCTTTCCAGTTTCTATATCGTAGGCACCAAAAGGCTTGTTTGGTTCGCGGTGATCAATGTACATCTTCTTGACCCACCAACCACCCACTCCTCCGGGGTTGGCTGTGCAGCGCATGCACAACTGTTGCTGGAGTTCAGTATCAGTAGAACGAAGGCGAGAACGCAGGTAATCCCAGACATAGGACGAAGGATACTGAGTAATTTCATCTATGCCGATCCAGTTGAATGCCTGTCCCTGAAAGCGGGTTACGTCCTTATCCCTGTCGAGATAGGTGAACCACATGGTTGCACCAGAAGGGAAAACCCATGTAGACTTCGACTCACGGAAGGTAGCTCCCGGGAACGCCTTCGGGTATAATTGTTTCGACTTGTCGATAAGTTCTGTTAGTTCGTCGAGTGTACGACGGAGAAGAAGACCACGATGATTAGGATTGTGACAATAACGTAGCGGATCAGCAAGAAGTGCAAAACTTTTTCCACCACCGGCAGCACCGCCGTAGAGTACGTCTTGCTCAGACGCGCTAAGAAATTCTTCTTGAGGTCCCGGATTTGGCTGAAAGATAACTGGGCTACCATCGACAAGGTCTCCCACTGCGCTTGGTAGGTGTTCCAAATCCCCTTGATCAACGACTCTAGTTTTTTCACCCTGTAGTGCCTTCTCTATCTTGTCTGCTGACTGTGTCAGCTTTTTTACTTTTTTCTTTTTGTATTCGGCTTTCTGTTGCTGGGTAGCTGCCGACTTCTTCGCATTACGAAGACGCATCTGGACGGAACGTCGTGCCCGCTCCCTGTCACTGAGCTTGTACTCAGCCTTGGGCTGGTTCGGGTCTTTCTTGGGTCTGCCGCGAGTTCGCGGCTTGTCCACGGTCGCCGGGTCAGGTGGGACTAGGACGCGTTTACGTGGCTTACTAGCCATCTATGACTACTTCTTTCTTGGGTGGCAGCAGGACAACGCCATGAACCGCCTGTACGTTGTGGTTCAAGGTCTCTTGTCTGCCAAGACCTACACGGTTCAGGACAGATTCGGCTGCTTTCATCCGCAGATCGTCACCGCGCTCAATATCTGGGGCGTCCACGAGGCTCACCAGCTTGTTTGCGGCCTTGAGGGACTGTCCCGCCAACACGGTTTTGGTCCGGTCGATGATTTCGTCGGCCAAGCGGTCCTTGAGCCACTTGATAGAGCCTTCTGCATAGCCAGCAACCTCCGCTGCAGCCCGTATATTGCCACCATTGTCGAACAGGGCGTCCAAAAAGGCTTCCTGTTTGTCTGTGAGAGCGGGTTTACGGTTGTTTTGCTGCGGTAAGAGGTTCATGTGAAGTCTCTTTCTATACATTTGAAGCTATAGGTGGCCGGAACAGGAAACATTTGTGCTACACCCTCCGCCATTTCGTACGAACGCTCCTTACATTGCTCGTATGTTTCGTACGGACCCCGTACATCGTCAAATCTGACACACTTGTCGGGGGTTGCTAGGGCGCAAACCAGTAACATTGCTTCGAACATGGGTAAAATTCTCCTTGCAACCCATTAGTTTAGGGCTAGTTACCTGTCCTGTCAACCCAAAAGTGATGAAAAAGCAAGAAAAAGGTTGACAAATGCGAAATCTGACTGTACACTGGCGTTAAGCCTGCCGGGGATACACCCTATATCCCCCCAATCCCCCCTTACAGGTTCGCGGCTCCCCCGCTGGGAGCCTTTTTGGTCCCTAACAGGTTGCCGGGAAGCCCATACAGGTAACCTAAAAATACAAAAAATATGTCGAGACTGCTAGACAATGTACGGGGGTCCCCGGTGGCCCTCGCGCACCCGTGCGCTTAGAGAATTTTTTGTTTGCATCGGTGATGTCGGCAGATCGGCGTGGTTCTGGCGGGCAACCGACCCCGGCAACCAGTCCCGGCAACCACACATGCACACCCGCGCACGCGCCCGCGCGTTGCTGATTTGTCATGCCGGTAAACATTTAAGAGGCCCGCCGAGGCCAAAAAGCGCAGCAATACCTGCAACCATCAGCCGCCAGTTTCCCCAGCAATAACAAAGCCCGCCCGGCAATAAACCCGGCAGGCCACAAAAAAGAACCCCCAGCACAAGGCCGGGGGTCAAGGTAAGGGAGGAAGCCGGGCTATTACCGCCGCACCGGCAGGCGGATTCCTCAGTCTTCGATCTTCACCTTATATTCAGCCACCTTAATAGAACGGGGCGAATTGCTGCCGATGTAGCTGGTGAAACCCATAGAATCCATGAACGACTCAAGGCCCCGGATTTGGTTGTTAATGGCATCGAGATGATGACGCAGGACCCGGATTTCGTGTTCGGTAACAGCGAAAACATCTGCGGCTTCGGATGTGGTCAGTTCGTTTTTGATCGTGCTTTGCATTGTTAAGGTTCCTTTTACCTAGAGATTGAGGCGGGCAACCGCGCCCGCCCCACATTATAAGCACAAGTCAGGCAGACTGTGCAAGCCGGTAAATATTGATATATCCACCCTTGCGATTGCCAGTCGATCTCACCTCAAGCTGATAGCCTGCCTTTTTCAGGCCGGACAGGTAGTGGTAGACCGATTGCTTTTTCACGCCGAGATGGCCCGCCAGTGTCGGCACCGCCATGAACGTGCCACCAGAAAGCCACCTGATAAGCTGGTAGTGGGTGTTGCTAAGGTCGTTCGGCTGCTGGCCGGATTCCGGCAGCGGGCCGAGAGGCTCCCCGTGCATGCCGGTCTCGTTGCCGGTTGCCGGGAAGCGGCCACGGAATTTAGCCAAGAGGCGTTTCCGCTCGTCAGCACGGACGGTTCCCTCGAAGGCTTTAACAAGCTCGACAAAGTCGGCGATTAGTTTTGGGTCGTATTGCATCGTTTTGGTCCCTTTCCTTTACACGATGAAGAATGCCCAGATTAGCAGGCAAAGAAGCACCACAGTCACGGTGCGATAGATGATATACAAGGCTTCCATCCGGGTGGTTCCCCCTTTCCTTAGAAGCTATGCCGCAGACCGTTCAAGGCCCCGCCAGAAGCTCGAACCGATCACGGCCCGCACCTCGTCATTGCGCCGGGTCGCTACCAGTTCCTTGTTAGCGTTTCGCTTCTGGGTTCCCGGCAGGTGCGTGGCGTAGTGGGTCAAAGCGTTGTAAGCCGCCCACAGGGTCGTCCCCAGTTCGGGCGTTTCTTCCTTGAACCGCTCAAGCAACCAATTCAGTTTGCTTTCGTTAATTGCAAGCGTCTCGTCGTGTTTTGCCGCCCGGGTATTCTTGCGGCAGATCGATTGCTTTAG